ATACTGCGCCGTGACGAGGACGAAGCCGAACTGCCAGGTGTAGTCGACACAGCGCACGTCGGCCTGGACGTTGGCGGGTTTGTCGCCGACATAGAGTTGCTGCACGGTCAGCGCGAACCCGGCGAAGAGGCGCTTCCCGCTATGTTTTGAGCCCAGCGTGATCACGACTTCGCTGCCGGCCGCGGGCACGACGTCTTTGACGCGGAAGGCGCAGGTGTTCGGGGTCTCGTCGAGTTCGTCGGTGATCGTCAGCGTATCGAGCAGCACGCGGTGCGGCGTCGCGCCCCACCCGACCTGCACGCCGTCAATCGCGATAAAGACTTGGCTCGAGACGTAGCCGCCGCGCGACGCGCCGCCCCGCATGATCTTGCCGAGGGCATACATGCGCGCCTTTTCACCGGCGGTGAGGGTCGCCATCTCAGGCCGGCAGCCGGTTGCCGCCGCTGCGGTAACTGTAGGTGAGCGCGTCGCTGATCAACTTGGCGAGCCCGTCCTGCGTGCCGAGGATGTTCCCCTCGACATTAAGGTTGACGGTCGGCGGCGCCCCTTGCGGCCCCCACCCGAGGAAGCTGTCGCCGTACTGGCGCTGGAGCTTCTGAATGACCTCGCCGGTCTTGGGGTTGACCAGAAACTGGTCGCCGCCGATGCGGCTGACCTGCGTGAGCCCGGTCGACGCCGGGACCTGCCCGCCGGGGTGCATCCCCCAGGTGTTCGCGGCGGCGTTGACCTGGGTCAGGGCATCGAGGGCGGCGCCGGACGAGGCGACCACCGCGGTCTGCGCCGTGGCGAGCTCGTTGGTGACCTCGACGACGGGCCGGAGCGCGGCCTCCGCGGCGGCGGCGGCGGCGGCGAAGTCATTGAACTGCAGCGCCTGCTCCGCGGTGAGATTGCCATTGCGCGCCATGGCCGTCATCGCCTCGGTCATCGTGGCTTGCAGGGTGACCAGTTGCTCGTGACTCAATTTGTCGACGGAGTTCCCGAGCAGGAAGATCGCCTCGGTCCACTGCGTCGCCTTCTCGACCGCGTCCTTCCCGAGCGCCTCGTCGCGAATCGCGAGGACCGCGTCCCAGTGCGTTTTCAGTTCCGCGGTGATGCGCGCCTCTTCGGCCGCGGCGGCCTTCGCGGCCTCCTGCTCAGACTTGAGCGCGGCCTCGACCGCGGCGATCTGGCTGGCGGTCAACTTGTAGGCGGTCGCGACCGTGTCGATGTTGACGCCGTGCTCGAGCGCGGCCTTCGCGGCGGCGACCGTGGACGCGGCGATCGTCCGGAGGACCGCGTCATTGTTTTGCCCGGCGATTCGCACGGTGTCCATCGCCTTCGCCCAGTCCTCGTTGGCCTTCTGGGCGTCCTTCGCGCCTTTCTTGTGATCGTCCACCCACTGCTGGTTGACCCGCATCGCCTCGGAGAGATCCGTGATCGCCCGTCCGGCGCGTTGCGACGCGAGCGCGAGCACGTCGGCGTTGGCGCCGGCGGTCTCCTTGACGAGATCCCCCCATCCCATCAGCCGCGCAGTCGTGTTCGCGATCGCCTGGTCCAGGCCGAACCAGTCCGCAATCTTGCGGCCGATCTGCCAGCCGGCCATCGCCGCGCCCACCACCAGCGACGCCGAGGTGAGCAGGCCGAGTTCCCCGACGGATTTCCCCGCCGCCGCGCCGACATCCTCCAGGCCTTTCACCGCGGGGCCGAGATGAATCCCGACCGCGTTCAACACGCCATCGAATTGCCGGAAGCTCCCCGACAGGGTGTTGATCGACGTCCCCGACTTGGCGGTCGTCGACTCCAGCCCCGAGAGTTGCTGTTCGGCCTTCCCCACTTCGTTATTGAACGCGGAGAAATCGGCGTCGAACTGGGCGGTAATCGCCATTTACTTTTTCAGTTCCGCAACCACGATCTCGTAGACGTCACGCGGGAGCTCCGCGACCCACTCGAATTTCCAGTGAAACGACCGCGCGATGAGGAGGTCGGTCATGACGCCGGCGCGGTGATACGGGTTTTTTTTTGCGCGTCGAGCGCGGCCTCTTCCCGCTCTTCGTGCGCGTTCACCGCGGCGATCAGTTCGCGATAGGTCTCCTGATCGAGCCCGTCGATCGTCGCGGCCCGAATGTCGTCGGGCTCGTCGGGGCGATACGGGAGCGGCTGCCCGTCGAACCCGACGAACGTCCAGCCGACGATGTACGCCAGAAGCTTGGACATGCCGACCTTGCGATGGTCGAGCGTGACGCGCTCGCCGTCGGTCGTGTCCTTGAACTGGTCGTAAATCAACTTGCGATACTCGCCGGCGTTGAGCGTCTTCTTGACCGTGAGGACGTCGCCGTCCGAGAGCGGCAGACGGACGACGTCGGGAGCGACCACACGACAGCGACTCATCACGCCTCCATCGGCCCGAGGGCCGCGGTCAACTGGGTGTCGACGACCGAGACCGCCTTGACCGGCCAGACCCAGTGGCCGCCCTTGCGCGGGACGGTGAACAGGAGCGGGCGCTGCGCCAACTTGAACGGGTCGGCGCGCGTGACCGTCGCCACCAGCGACCACTCGGCGCGCGTCTTCGATTTGTGGATCCGCCAGGTGCGGCACACCGCGGCGGTATGCCACGCCCAGGCGATCGTCGCCTCGCCGCCGTGCGCCTCGAGCTCGTCGAACATCTACTGATGCACGCCGGCCACCCAGGCCGTGCCGTTCCAGTTGCAGTCGAGGCCATTCGCCATCTCGACATGCTGGCCGACCGTCCAGTTCGTCGCCGGGGTCGCGACGATGCCGGTCATGGCGGCGAGATTCGCGGGCGGGGTCGCGCCGGCGGGGGTGAAGCTTCCCGGCAGGCCGGCCGTCGCGCCGGTCGCGAGAATCTGGCCGGGCACGGTCCACGAGGCCGCCGCCGCCCAGGTCCCCTTGACCGTCGGCGCCGACAGCGAGGCATCAATCGACGCGTTGAGGTACGCGAGCCCCTGCCACTTGAACCCGGGCTCACTGTTGTTGACGATGAGTTGTAGCGTGCCGGGCGTGCCCGCGTCGGCCGCTTTCCACAGGGCGAGATCCGACGAGTTCCAGAACCCGCTCACGTCGCCCTTGAGGTCTTTCATCCCGGGGACGTAGACGCGGTTGGTGTCGCCGAAGCAGGTGACGTCTTCCATCTCGGTTTCTTCCGAGAGGGTCCACGCGTTCAGGGAGATGATCTCGACGAGGGTCGACCCGCCGGTCGGATCCCAACTGACTTTGCCGAATTTGCCGGTCTTGATCGACATGATGCTGCTCCTATTCGTCGGTGTCCGGATCGCCCGTCACCTGGGCGGCCCCGTGGGCATAGAGGCGATCGATGATCGCGGTGATGGCCTCGTCGTGATAGCGGCGGGTAATCGGCCGGAAGGTCGGCGTGCCCAGCATCCGGCCGCGGTTGTAGCCCGCTTGCGTGGCGCGCGTCGTCGTGCCGTTCTCATAGATCTGGGCGTGCGGGGCCAGGTTCTTGACCGCGGCGCCGGCGAGCGTCATGCCGCGCGAGGGAATCACGGTCACGCCGCGGATGAGGCCGCCTTCGCGGTACGGGTAGGCCGCGCGCAGCGCGTCGGCCGCATCGAACGCCGACTGCACCAGAATGCCCTCGGCCTCGCTCACCAGATTCGCCGTGAGCACCTGTAATTCCTGTTTGAACGTGTCCATCCCGTCCCACTTGACCGCGGCGAGCTTGGCCATTACTCGAACACTTCTTTGCAGGTGATCTGGGTCTGGAACGCCTGGGCGTTACGGTGCAGGACGCCGTCGACGTGAAAGGTGCGGCCGTGGAAGTGGACGCGCGCGGCCGTGGTGATCCCGGCGTGGTAGTGGCCGACCAGCGTGAGCAGGCCGCCGCCCTCGGCGAGCGGCGCGCAGTACCACGTCGGCGGCGTGAGCGGCCGGACGCCGCCGGCGCCGTCGGTCTCGTCGAGCGTGACGATCTGCTGATAGGTCCCGATCGCCATCACGTCACCGTCGGGTCGCGATAGGCCGCGAGCAAGTCGTAGATCTTCGGCCACGGATCCGCGACGTCGCCGTCGCCGCGGTCGTTGTAGTAGTAGGCGGTGAGCAGGAGGATCGCGTGCGTGACGGGCTTCGGCGCCGTGACCGCGGTCCACGTCGCATCGGCGCAGAGGTTCAGGTACGAGAGGATCGCCTCCTGCGCGCTATCGAGTTTCTGCTGCACGTCGGCGTCGTACGCGGTGTCGGTCAGATGCAGATGCGTCTTCGCCTGGGCGAGCGTCCAGAGCGGCGGCAGCGTGACGCGCGAAAACTCGATCACGGCGTCACCTGGTCAGGGACGGCCGCCGGCGGAAGCGGGGCGGCCCCCACCGGCGCCGTCCCCGGCGTGCGATCCGCGAGATCGCTGATTGGGTAGTACTGCTGCTGCAGGTACGGCATCTCGCCACCGGGCACGGGGCCGAGGCCGTAGTACGTGTCGCGGACTTCGTTGACCGACATCCCGGCGGCGATCGCCGTCTTGGCCGCGGTCGTGCGGGTCGCGGTGTCCATCCAAATCAGGAGCGTGTCGTCGAACTCGAGGGAGAGATAGAGCGGGAGCTCGAGACCGTCGCCCAGGCACGCGGCGATGCTGGCGAGATGCGGTTCGAGACACTGCGACTTGTACTGCAACTGCGACGCTTCGGCGTTCGCGTAGGGCGGTTGCTTGTTGCTGTTCAGAATACTGATCGGCATCCCGAACACTTCGCAGATTTTTTCCTCGGTCCACCCGAGTTGCGCGATGAGTTCCGAGTCGACCGCCGACCCGCCGATATCGTGGTAGGTCATCCCCTGGTCGGTCAGCATGATCTCGCCGGTCTTGAAGTTGGCGAGCGTGCTCTTGATGCGCTCCGCGGAGGCCGGATCCAGTTTGGTTGGCGCGACCAGCATCCCGGCGGGCCGGCCCCCCTTCGCGAAAAACGTCGTGCTACTCGACTGGATTGCCTGGGCCTGCGAGACCGCGCCGCCGATGGCGTAGAGCGGTGAGATCCCGCAGAGCGGATGCCACAGACAATTCCACCGATCGTGAATGAGCTCCGACGCGCTCACGACGATCGGTGCACTTTCCTGTTGGAGGCCCGCGAGCTCGTTCGACTGGAGCTCGTAATACACGCTGCCGTCAGGGGCGACCAGCGGTTTCACTTTGAGGGGATCGAGGATCGAGAGCGCCTTGACCACGCCGCGCTCGTCGCGCTCTTTCAGGACGTAGGTGTTCCCGCTCACCAACTTGCTGAACATCCACTGCTCGTAAAACTGCTGCGGGGTCTGATAGCGGTTCGGCCGCCGCAACACCGGCGTATACGCGGAGTTGGTGGTCTCGAACCAGAACCCGTCGCCATCGAGCTCGAGGAGGAGCGGCGGCGCAATCTTGGCAATGTCCTGGGCGATGCGCGACAGGACCCCGAACACGCTCGGATTGGCGAGCGCGTTCTCGGGCGTCAGCGCGTCATTGAGTTGCCACGCGCCGGTATAGGGCTCGCGGATGATCGGCGCCCAGCCCCCGGCGCTGCGCGCCACGTTCAGCAGCGCGCTCACGCCGGCGGTGACCCGACTGAGGACGCCCACGGGCCGTTACTCGCCCGCCGACGCGTCCCGCTCGAAGCCGGTCGGCGCCG